AATTTATACATTTTATACGGGAGCTTCGGCTCCCTTTTTTTTTATGACTACTCAAATAGGAACCGATACCGAACTATCCGCAGTTAACTCTATCTTGGGTAGCATTGGTCAATCTCCAGTAACTACTTTAGGAACAGTTACTACAAATGCGACAAATACAGGACAAGAAATAGCAAACACATATGCTAACCCACAGATCGCAATGATACATGGACTTCTAATGGAAGTTACTAAAGATGTACAGAACGAAGGTTGGCATTTTAATAAGGAAGATCACGTAAAAAGATCTCCTGATTCAAATGGTAATTTTACAATTCCTTATAACTATCTTAGGTATGACGTACATGAAGGTTTGTATGACAAGAACAGAGATGTAGTTAGAAGAGATGGAAAATTATATGACAACGTTTTACATACAGATGTCTTTACTGAAGACTTATATTTCGACATAACTTACTTATTCCCTTTTAATGACGTACCTCCAGTATTTCAAAGATACATAATTGCAAGAGCATCAGTTAGGGCAGCTACACAATTAGTTTCTAACCCAGATCTAGTAAAACTTCTTCAGCTAGAAGAGTCACAAACTAGAGCTAGTTCTATCGAATATGACTGTGAACAAGGTGATCATACATTCTTTGGCTTTCCACATGAAAGTAACTATAGATCTTATCAACCATATAAAGCACTTATTAGATAATGCCAAACATTACACAAACTATTCCAGCGTTAACGGCTGGCATTTCACAACAACCTGACGAGCAAAAGATTCCCGGTCAGGTGAAAAATATGGTGAACGCCTTACCTGACGTTACTCAAGGACTATTAAAGAGACCGGCTGGAAAGTTAGTGGCATCTTTATCTGATGGTTCAAAAAACTCTTCAACATATGGTAAATGGTTTCATTATTACAGAGATGAAACTGAACAATATATAGGTCAAATTATAAGGCGAAAAAATTCTGACGGATCTTCTCATGCCGATGATGGAAAAGTCAGAATGTGGGACTGTCTTACAGGTGCAGAGAAAAATGTAGTTGATGGAATAGGAAATAACACTTACTTAATCCACACAGATGACGAAGATCTACAGACACTAACTCTTAACGACTTTACTTATATAAACAACAGATCCATTACTACTGAAATGGATACTACTACAGAACCTCTTGGAAATTTTGGGAAAGAAATTTTTGTTGAATTAAAAAGTATCTCTTATGCAAAACAGTATGCTTTAAATTTATTTTCAAACACTACTACAACTCCAATTACCACAGCCACACGTTTAAATGTTGATCTAGTTAAATCCAGTAATAACTATTGTACTGGAGGTGGATACATGGTTCACCATACGCCTAACTACTCCTATAACATCACCAACCCTGCTGCCGGAACAGGACCACATGGAGATAATAATATAGGAAGAATAAATAGTACTGTTAGATGTGGAGAAGTTGCTGGTGATGGAAGAGATGCTTTTGCACCTAATGTCGGTACAGAAATATTTAGTGTTGGTACTGGAGAACCACAGCAAGACATAGCTGCTCCCGGTGGAATAGTAAACTCAGGAGGAGGCATTACAGATCAAAATTATGCGTACAATATTAATGTACTTGAGAAGCCAAGATCTGCGAAATATAATCAACATACTGATAGCTCTGGAAATAATGTTGTAACGATAACCTCAATAGATAGTACAACTGGTGCAACCACAAATGGTTTTGCAGACATTAATAGTGGTGAAACTGTTTATGTAGATTTCCTTACTGGTGAAACTGGAGGTATGGGTTTTGATACACCAGTAACAATAACTAAACTAAGTAATAGTGTAATTTATTATTATGCACCTTACTTTGTTTCAAATACTATATCAGGTGCTCCTAAAGTAGATGTTTCAAGAGCAAATAGAACTGGTAGACAAAATCTTTACTTTCGTATAAAAACAACCGCTCAATCAGTACCTTACACAACTGGTTCTGGAACAACTCAAACAACTACATATCAAGCACGATATACAACTACTAGTGATTTATTACATGGTGGAGAAGGTTGGGAAAAAGATGACTTTTTCTTTGTATGGATGAAAGATGGATACTACAGAGTAACTGTAAAAGAAGTTAGCACATCTAATGCACAAGCTGACCTCGCTTTAGTTAGACCAAGCCCAACACCATTTGACACAGAAACAACAATTACTGCTGAAAGTATTTTAGGTGACATAAGAGAAGGCATAACTGGCAGTACTACGGCAGACACTGGTAATGGTTTTACTGTTACACAAATTGGTACAGGACTACATATAACTAGATCAACTGCTTTTAACGGTTCTACACCTGTAGGAGAACTCTTAAATGTTGTGTCTGGAAAGGTGAATGACGTAGGAGAGCTACCCTCTCAGTGCAAGCACGGCATGGTTGTAGAAGTTGTTAATAGTGTTGCTGATGAAGATAATCATTTTGTTAAATTTTTTGGAAGATTAAAACAAGGTTACACTGAAGAGCCGGGAAACCCCGACGGTCTAATCACAGCCACTGATGCTGATTACTTAGACGGTGAAGGGACATGGGAAGAATGTGCTAAGCCGGGAAGAACTATAAGACTTAAAAGATCTAAGATGCCTGTGGTTTTGATAAGAACTTCTGACGGTAATTTTAGATTGACTGAATTAGATGGTAGTAGTTATACGATTACTGGAGATCCAGTCACTTACAAAGTTCCTAAATGGAACGATGCTTTAGTTGGTGATGATGTAACTAACCCTGAACCATCTTTTATTGGGGGAGCTATAAATAAAATGCTGTTCTTTAGAAACAGATTTGCATTACTTTCTGACGAATACATTGTCATGTCACGTCCGGGAGACTTTACTAATTTCTTTAATAAGTCAGCTATACAGCAAATAGCTAGTGATCCAATAGATATATCAGCTAGTTCAGAATATCCAGCAATTTTATACGACGGAATACAGACTAATACAGGATTAGTTTTATTCAGTAAAAACCAACAATTCATGCTCACTACAGATAGTGACGTGTTCTCACCATTAACAGCTAAAATCAATGCTCTTTCTACTTACAACTTTAACTATTCAACTAACCCTATCTCTCTTGGTACTACATTAGGTTTCCTAGATAATGCCGGTAAATATTCAAGGTTCTTTGAAATGGCACAAGTGCAGAGAGAAGGAGAACCACAAGTAATAGAACAGAGTGCAGTAGTAGATAGATTATTTGAAAAAGATTTAAAACTTATATCTAACTCAAGAGAAAACTCAGTTGTTTTCTTTAGTGAAGAAGGTACATCTACCTTGTATGGATATAGATATTTTGATCAAATAACTGAAAGAAAACTTGCTTCTTGGTTTAAATGGACACTGACTGGAACTATTCAGTATCACTGTATGCAAGATGATTTCTTGTATGTAGTTGTACGTAATAACGGTAAAGATCAGTTACTTAAATATGCAATAAAAATGGACTCTAATACTGGTTCCATAGCAGAACATAGAGTTCATTTAGATCATTTATATTTTGAAAATCTTCCACTACAAGCTACCGACCCAAATACAGGAGTTGTTACTTATGGTTACAACGCAACTACAAATAAAACTTTTATGCCAAAACCTAATGGATATGAAAGTACTACTCACCAATTAGTTGCTTATAGTACCACTGACTATGCTGTTGGATCTGGTAGATTTACAACCGATGTTGTAATTAATGGTTCTAATTTAGAAATCGGAGGTGACTGGAGATCTACTGGTGTGTGTATTGGTTACTTGTTTACGATGGAAGTTGAATTACCTACTATTTACTACCTAACTCAAAGTGGTCAAAACTGGAGAGCTGATACAAGAGCTAATACTATTTTACATAGAGTTAAGTTTGGATTTGGTCCAGTAGGTTTATACGAAACTACTTTAAAAAGAACAGGAAGAGTTGACTATACAGAGACATTTGAATTAACAGGTGCCGATGCATATCAAGCTAATGCATCATCTATTAATGACGATAATAATGTAAGAACAGTTCCTATTTACGACAGAAATATAAACTCATCTTTAACAATTAAATCTACTCACCCAGCTCCAGCCACAATTCATAACATGACTTGGGAAGGAGTTTACACAGACAATAATTATACACGTGTCTAAATACATTCACCCATCAACCGTGGAAGCTGCACTTCGTGTGGCTTCTAATTTATTACCCGATGATTATCGGGAGGTTACAGAAGGTCATGGACATGACCCTTTAAATGCTCTAGTCGTAGGGTTACATAACTGCGACTCAGTGTATTTTGAAGTGCCAAATGGCGAGATAGCAGGCATGGCAGGAGTCCACAATGGTGGACAAATCTGGATGCTTTGCACCCCAGCTATCTACGAATATCCTCATACCTTTGCTAGAGAAGCAAAACGGTATGTGAACTCAAGAAAAGAAAAGTTACTGTGGAACATTGTTGACGAAAGAAACAAAGTCCATATCAAGTTACTTAGGTTTTTAGGTTTTAAATTTCTTAGGAGATTTCCCTACGGACCAAACAATTTATCCTTTATAGAATTTTGCCGTGTGCAGTCCAGTAGTAGCTAGTTTTGGTTCTGGTGTAATAAATGCCATAGGTGGTGCTCAACAAGCCCGTCGTCAAAACGAAGCAAGAAAAAGAGACTATGAGTACAAACTTAAAGTCAGAAAAAATAGGTGGATGCGTGACAGATCTGGCTATCAAACAAAAATAGTTCAGTATAAAACCAATTTGAGTGAAGCTAACATAGCAGCTCAACGTGCTTATACAAAATCACAAATAAGCCTAAACAATATAAGATCACAAGCGATGCTTGACCACCAAGAAGATTTTAAAGAAATGCTTAAGGCAGAAGGTGCTATTGAAGCATCAGCAGCCGAGCGTGGTGTAAGAGGTGCAAGCATACAAAGAATAAAGACTATGAACTTAGCTCAATTAGGGCAAGCTAATGCCCAACGTAGTAGAGCTTTGACACTAAGTCGTTACGCTTACTTCGATCATAATGCAGGTATTGCAAGACAATTGAAATCTAGACAAAATCAATTGTTTGGAAAAGTAGCAATTTCTCCAACTCCTGATTTAGCACCACCAAAACCTGTAATGCAAAACGTAGGTGCTTCACTATTCTTAGGATTAGCCGGAGCCGGATTCGATGCAGCAGGAGCTTACTACTCTAATTTACCAACCGACAAATAATGACAGACTCATATAGTTTCCAAGGCGGAACGTTTGATCCTGTAGAACAGGTTGATGTAATGCCGGAGCAGGAAAAAGATAATGCTCGAATAGAAAGATCAGAAGCTGAGTACTTTGATGCACTTAGAAAAAACGACCAAGCTGAAGTAGACAACACTGCAAATCTTTGGAAGTCTTTAGGTAAATTTTCTAAATCAGTCGAAGGTTTTGCCGATGAAGTTTATAAAAAAAGAAAAGAAGAAGACATGGCTAGAGGAGCCATTGCAGCAGTTAACTCTCCCTACAACTACGAACAATTAAATATGCTCTTTAACGAAGAAGAGTATATGAAAAACCAAGATATTGAATTATCAAGAATTGGTGGTGAAGTTGAACAGGAAACAGGAAGATTTGTTCTCGGAAAAGAAATCCGTGATATGTCTGGATGGGAGCTTCATTCTTTTAAAAAAAACATTCTTCTCAGAGAAGCTGGTAATTACACAGAATTTAAAAGAGCTTCAAGAACTACAGCTTTTGTAACTATTGATGGTGAGAAAGTTGGTTATGGAGAAGGGATGCGTCCACCAGCAAATGATGCTGAAGCTGATGGCTTAGATGGAAAAATAAGAGCACAATTTATTTCAAGGTATGGATGGGCTAGTCCAGTTCTTTTACAAGCCACCATTAAGAAAGAAATTGACAGAGTTGATACAGCAGATCAGGAACAAAGAAATAGAGATTTTGATGCAAAAGCTAAAGAATTAAGAGAAACTAACGAAAGACTTGATCTGGTTGAAAACATTAAAGCAGATCCATCTGGAGGTAGAGCTTCTGTAGATCATTGGGTTGCTACTAATCTTCATAACTATGGAAATAGTAAGGAATTAACTCGAAAAGCTTTTTCAGATGTCCTTGTTAGTGCAGTACAAGAAGGAGATATTCCACTTCACCAAGCACTAGCTACAGTCCAACATGGAATACTTCATAGAGGTACTAAGAAGACTGAGGATATGACCATCTTCAAAGAGTGGAGAGATTTAGAATCTCGTTTAATGGAAGCTAATACTAAGTATATGGACGATACAGAGGATGATCGAAAGAATGCAATGCTTGCAGATATTGAAGGATTTAAAACTATTGAAAATCCAACTGTTGCAACAAGAGCTGATTTTATTAGACGCTTAAATGATAAATACCCCGGGATGGCTATACCCGATGAAGGCTATAACATCGTTTATGGTTATAAAGATGATGCCCAAATGGAGCAGTATCTAGAACGTGTAGCAGCAGGAAATGGAGGTGTAGTTACAGAAAAACATTTAGAAGGTGCTAGTCCTAAAATTAGAAATGATTGGCGTACTAAAACTGTAGCTGACAACCAATCACAAATCGGTTCAGTTGCGGACTTGGGAACTGGTCAAGTGAAATATGTAAGAAACAGAGTTGCAGAAACACTTGATTTAGTATTAGGTGAAGGACAAACAACAAGTTTGGAATATGATACTTTACTTAGAAATACTAATGAAGCTTTTGTTGCTGAATACAATTTAGTTTTACAAGCAGAGAAAGATCCAGCTAAAGCTAAATTTATGGCTGAACAAAAGGTTATTAGCTTACTAGGTAATGAGGCTTGGAGAAACAAAAATACTCAACGTGTTTATTCTAGTGATGATCAAGGCAGAATAAAAGCTTTAAATAATGCTCAATCTCAAATTAAACCAGCAACTGGTAATTGGAGACTAATTAAATTAGATGTGCCATCTGACGAAAAAGATGAACTACAAGTATGGGCTGAAAATGGTGGTAAAGGTCCAGTACCTTCTTACTATGCTGGACTTGCTTATGATAATGACATTTTTCCCAAAGAACTTGCTTCTGCACAAGCAAAAGTACATGGATTTAAAGCTCCTGAATTTGACACTAAAGCACTAGAAAAAATACCTCCTAATGTATTACATCTCCTAAAAAAACCAACGCCTGTAAAAATAAAAATAGCAAAGACAGAATTAGAAATATTTAAAAATAGAGATAACGAAAACTATGTTCCACTTTGGAAATTAAAAAGAAACTTACGGGAGGGTGTGTAGCCAAGGCAGCACCAAACGTAGGTTGAAATATTACTACGGTACCCAATGGATGAATTAGAAGCTCTCGATTATCAATCGGAGAATACTATATCTGATGAAGAAGCTGCACAAGTTGCACAACAACGACAACAGTTAACAGAATATAGACAACAAACAGAGGCGAATAGAGTCGCCGAAATGAATCAAGCGCAAGCTGATCAAAATCAAAGAAATGCAGAAATCGACGATACCAGAAATAAAGAAAACTGGGGAGCAGGAGAATACGTAAAAGAAGTATTTTCTGCTGTCGGTGGTGGTATCCAAGATACTGCATCTTCATTAGTCACCTTACCTGAGAGAGTCATTGACTTTGCTACAGGTGAAATGGGAAGAGAGTCAAAAACTAAAGGAGGTTACAAACCTGAATGGGATGATTTCTTTGTTGATGACGATAACCCAATAGAAACAAAAACATGGTGGGGTGGTCTTCTTAGAGGACTAACACACTTTGGAACTTTAGCTGCTGTACCAGTTCCCGGATTTGGTATTGGTAAAGCTATAGGTGCAAAGATAGGAGGTACAGGATTAGCAGGAAAAATTGTTCCTAAGTTAGTTCAGACTTCTCCTAAATTTGACAAAGCAGGAAAACTTTTAAATGCAACTCGTGTTGAAAAGGTAGGATTTGGTGCATTAAAAGGTATGAAAGTTGATGCACTTTCTCGTTACTCACAAGACGATAATGCTCTAGGTGTTTTAAAAGAACACTATCCACAATTTGATATGGCATTAGCTACTCAAGACCATGACCATCCAATGATGAAAACATTTAAAAACATTGTGGAAGGTATGGGACTAGGTGTTATATCTGACACTGTATTAGAAAGTTTCCTTGTAGCTGCTAAAGGAACAAAAGGAAGAGTTGGTGATGCTTTTAAACAGAGTAGAAAGTTACAAGAATTAGAACAAGGTAAAGCAGAACTTAATGGTTCTAAGAAAGTCACAGATGAAATAGCAAGTATTGAAAAGAAACTTGGATTAAATCCTAATAAGAAAGCTTTAGACGAAGCTAAATTAAAACTCGATGAAGCAACTGAAGATTTACAAATAAGATCTAAAGGTAATGCAACTAAAAAAGCTTTAGCTAGAGCTAGATTAGATCAAGAAATAGCAGAAAAAAACTATGATGTAGCTTATAAAAACTACAGTAGATGGGCTCCTGAAGGAGAAGACAAAGAAGCATTAGTTGAAAGATTAGCTGAGCTACGAAAACAAGTTGATGATGGAGCTGCTAACTACAGTCCTTATAAAAACGAACCTGTAGAAACTCATACTGGTAACGCTACATCAGTAGAAAATGTAGATGATGTATTAATCACTCAACAAAAAATGAAGAATGAATGGGGAGCTGATAAAGGTTCTTCTGGTGGTTTACTTACAAAAACTGGAATAGTTAATGTAATGGAGACTGCTGATATGGGTTGGAAACAAGTTGAAGATTATGCGAAAGCTATAGAAAATAGTCCAAAGATTAAAGCTGATATAGCAAAATATAGAAGAGCTGGTAGATCACCGAAAGATTATTACAACGACAATATTCTTCTTTTTGACCAAATGGTTAGAGGAAGAGAAGCTACTGAATTAACTGTTGAAGAATTTTTGCAACCACTATATGACACTGTGGGTGCTATGCAACCTAAAAGATTTAAAGATGGTCAAGAAGTTCTGTATTTAGATCAAGGATTTGTTAAATCTTTAGATATGGTTACTGGAGATCTGCTTAGAAGACTAAGAGATACTGGGATTATGAGTCGTGAGTTAGAACAAATATTAGATGTTAATGGTGTTGGTGGTCCTACTCAAAACTTAGTTGAACAGTTATTAGCTGTAACTAAATTAACCAGAATGAGTAGAATGATTGCTGGTCAAAATCTTCAAGCTTTAAAAAAAAGTGGAATAGGAACTAAAAAGAAATTACTTGACGCTGTTGATGCTGCGGCACAAGAGGATATCAAAGCTCTTCAACTAGCTACAAAATTGGCTGGTGAAGGAAACGACGAACTTCTTACAGGTATCAGACACTATATTTCTATGGCTGACGACGTTCAGAACGTTGATGACTTAATGGCATTCCTACGTAAGAAAGTACGTGGTGGTGAATTAAATGGATCTAAACGTAGTGGCTTATTAATAAAAGAACTACAGATGGTTTTAGTTAACAGTGTTTTATCTGGACCTAAAACATCAGTTCGAGCAGTTATGGGTACATCCAGTGCATCATTTATGAGACCAATGTCTCAAGCATTAGGTGCTGCAATGACTGGAAATGGTCAAGCATACAGAGAAGCTTTAGCTGATGCTAATGGCATGATCCAAGCAATTCCAGAATCATTTGAATTATTTAAAAGAAACTTAAATGCTTATTGGTCAGGAGATATAGCAAACGTTAGAACTCGTTTTGCTGAAAGAACTCTTAATCCTGATGACAACTGGGAAGCTCTAAAATACCTTACTGAAAAAGAAGGAACTAAAGGAGATAAAGCTGCTTTCTATTTAGCAAATGTTGCTAAGGGTATGAATGACAATAAATTTCTTACCTACTCCACAAAAGTAATGGCAGCAACTGATGATGCTTTTGGTTACATACTTGGTAGAGGACGTTTAAGATCTAAAGCTTTTAGAGATGTAATGGGTGAACTAGGTGATGGTAATTATAAAGATGTCACTCCTGAAGCTATTGCTAAAGCTGAAAATAAACTAGTTGATAGTGTCTTTGATAGAGATGGTAATTTAACTGATAAGTACATTCTCAATGCAAAAAAAGAAGCTACTCTTACTCAAGAGTTAGACGGCTTTGCTAAAGGATTAAACACTATCTTTGAAAGTACACCATGGGCTAAACCATTCTTTCTATTTGCAAAGACAGGTGTTAACGGATTAAATCTAACTGCTAAACATACTCCCGGATTTAACTTTTTAGTTGAAGAATGGAATGTTATAAATTTTGCAAAACCTGATGACTTATCAAAAGTAGCTAAATACGGAATTGAAACTGCTGAAGATTTAGCAAATGCTAAAGCACTTCAATATGGAAGATTAGCTATGGGTTCCGGCATTATATTTATGGCTGGTCAAAAGTTCTTAAATGGAGGCTTACATGGTAATGGTCCTGCTGATAGAACTAAAAGACAAGTTTGGTTAGATGCTGGTTGGAAACCAAGATCAATAAAAATAGGTGATGCTTGGGTTAGCTATGACGCATTTGAACCATTCAACCAAATACTCGCAATTATTGGAGACATTGGAGATCACCAAGAATTAATGGGTGAAGAATGGGCAGAAGATAACTTACAAAAATTAGCTGTAGTTATAGGTCAAGGTATTACAAGTAAATCTTATATGGCTGGCTTAACTCAGTTCGTAGATTTATTTGCTGGTCAACCCGGACAGATGAATAGAATTGCTGCTTCTTTAGTAAATAACACTGTACCTCTAAGTTCACTTAGAAATGAATTAGGTAAGATCTTTACTCCTTACACAAGAGAATTAGGTTCTGATATTGGTAGTTCTATAAGAAACAGGAACTTAATATCTGAAGCTTTGGCAAGTAATCCTTTGCCTATTAAATATGACATGTTAACTGGTGCTCCTATTAAGGACCATGATTTTATAACAAGAATGTTTAATGCTGTATCTCCTGTGCAAATGAATATGGATTACTCTCCCGGGAAACAGTTGTTATTTAATAGTGGATACGATTTAAGAACTTCAACATACTATGCTCCAGATGGAACAAATCTTACTAACTCTCCAGTTTTAAGATCTTTATTTCAAGAAGCTATAGGAAAACAAAGACTAATTATAGAGCTTGATAAATTAGCTGAAGACGAAGGAATTGGTAGATCAATAGCATTAATGGAACATCACAGAAGAACTGGTCAACGAGATATTGATCCAAGAACTTATGTACATAACTCACGAATAAGTAAATTATTTGACAGAGCAAAAAAAAAAGCTTGGGCAAAAGTTAAACAAGACCCAAGATCACAAAAATTAATTCTCGAAGATAGAGATAGAGCAATTAGATCAAATCAAGCAAGAAACGAATCAATAAACAGATTATTAAACATTCCTAAATAGGTAAAACCAAATGGCGGTACAGACAACTGAAGAATTTTTAAATGGGGGATCTACCACCTACCCTATTACAATTGAATATTTAAAAACAAGTGACATCAAAGTAAGAATTGATGGAGCTACACCATTAACTCATGGAAGCGATTACACCGTAAGTGGTACAACTGTTACTCTTGCATCTACAGCAGCAGCAGGAACAGGAAACGTACATATATATAGAGAAACAGATATAGAAACACCAGCAGCAGTATTTGTTGCTGGTTCTTCTATCAGAGCATCCGATCTTAATGCCATACATGATATGGCAAGGTTTGCTGCTGTTGAACATAGAAATAATATAATTACAGCAGATATTAAAGATGGACAAATTACGTCTGCAAAAATATTAGACGGAACTATTGTCGATGCTGATATTAATGCAAGTGCAAATATTCAGGGTTCTAAATTAGCTAATGACTCTGTAAGTTTAGATAAATTAGGTAGTGGTAATCTTCCTAGTGACATTCAAGTAGACGCTAATAATATATCTTCGGGCGGATTTGATAGTAGATACTACACTGAAACAGAATTAGATGCTGGGCAGTTAGACAATAGATATTATACGGAAACTGAACTTACCTCTGGTGGTGTACTTGATAGTAAATATTACACAGAAACAGAATTAGATGCAGGTCAGTTAGATAATAGATACTTTACTGAAACTGAACTTAATAATGGACAACTTGATAATAGATATTATACAGAAACAGAACTAGCAACTGATGGTATTCTTGATAGTAGATACCTTAGTCAATCGGCTGCGGATGCTAGATATTTCAACATATCTACTGGAGACACTATTAAAGATGGTGACGCATTTCCAGATAACGATACAACCATTGCTACCACAGCAGCTATTAATGACAGGATTATTGATTTAGTTGATGATGTTGGTGGTTTTGTACCGATAGCTAATGAAACAAGTTTTCCTAATGCTAACCCTGATGTAAATAATGGTACTGGTACTCTTGTCAGTGTACCTCTAACTAATAACCTTACTTCTGATAGTAGTGGAGTTATTTCTATAGCAAATGGTACTGTAGGAAATTCAACTGTAACTATTACAGGAGCTACACCTAGTTCAACTTTTACTCAAGGTTTTGGAATAATTGTTGAAACTACATCTACTTTAAACACATACACATTTCATAGGTACGTACCAAAAGCCACAGAGGTTACAACAGTTGCAAGTAAAGCAACAGAGATAGGTTTACTTGGTACTCCTGATGCTGTAGAAGATTTATCAATACTAGGTACTACTGACGTTGTAGCTGATATGGCTGTTCTTGCTACTACAGATGTTGTATCTGACCTAAATACATTAGGTACTGCTGACGTTGTAGCAGACATGAACACTCTTGCTGTGCCTAGTGTTATTAATAATTTAGATACAGTTGCTACTAACGTAACTAACGTAAATAATGTTGGTGGATCAATATCAGCCGTTACTACAGCAGCCGATAATTTAACTGACATAAATAACTTTGGAGATAAATACCAGATAGCTGGTACAGATCCATCTACAGATGGTGGTGGTAATGCACTTGCTGAAGGTGATTTATATTTTAATACTTCTACTGATGAACTTAGAGTTTACAATGGTACTACTTGGCAAGGTGGTGTTACGGCTAGTGGTAACTTAGCTGGTCTTGGAAGTAATACATTTACTGGAGATCAAGGTATTAGTAATGAGAAAGAACTACGTTTATTTGAAGCTACAGCAAATGGTACAAATTATTTAGCTTTAAAAGCACCAAGTGCAGTTACTACAAATACAACATTTACCTTACCAGATGGAGACGGTACTGCTGGGCAAGTTCTAAAAACTAATGGTAATGGTGGACTAAGTTTTGGTACTGTAACAAGTATTCCTACATCCTTATATGATTACACTAATACTTCAAGTCAAGTTTTAAGTGCTGGAAATGGTTTGGTAGAAGTCTTAGGTAATAACAAACTTGCATTTGATAGAGATACTACTAATGCAAATAAAATAGCTTTTCAAGCACCTAGTTCACAACCTAACGATATTACTTTTACGTTACCAGCAGCAGATGGTACTACTGGTCAAGTTTTAAAAACAGATGGAAGTGGAGTTTTAAGCTTTACTGATTCAGGATCAGGTTTAGTTGGTAGTTCTAATGAAAAATTATTTGTTGAAGCTGAAAATGCTATGGATAATGATTTCACTACAACAGCAGGTAATAACTATGTTTCTGCAAGTCCACTAACATTTAACGCTACGTTAACAGTTGTTAGTGGTTCAACAATGTCATTCGTATAAATAAAAATTATGTCAAAAATTATAGTCGATGAAATCGAGACAAGTACTACGAATGGCAATTTAAGGCTTATTCCAAATGGTACTGGTCAAATAGAAATAAAAGGTGCTGGTGGTGATGATGCCACATTAAGGTTAAACTGTTCTGCACAAAGTCATGGTGTAAAGTTAAAATCCCCTGCTCATAGTGCTGGTCAGTCTTATACCATGATCTTGCCAGACAATAATATTACTGCTGGAAAAGTTTTAAAGGTAAAAAGCACAACAGGAACCCCCTTAAATCAAGCAGTAGGACAACTAGAGTTTGGAGATGCCTCAGACCCTACTAAAATGCCTCTTACTGGAGGAACAATTACAGGGTCAGTAACTTTTCAATCAGGTCTGTTAGAAGAATCATTTCATATAGATAGTACTGCTATAACGGGTACTCATAACCACGATATTCTTACACATGGGATGGCGTGGTATGGGTCGACTAATGCTAGTGGTGCATTTACTTTTAATATTAGAGGAGACGCAACTACTACATTCGATAGCTTATCTACCATTGGAAAAGTTACAACTATAACTTTATTTTCTGCAAACAATTCCACAGCAACTTATATGAGTGGATTTCAAATTGATGGATCAACTCAAACAGTTAAGTGGGCTGGTGGTACAGCTCCTTCGGCTGCTACTGGCAGTGGAACAGATGTATATTCAGTATCAATTTTAAAAACTGCTGCTGGTGTATATGCAACTTTTGGAAACTTTACCAACTTTGCATAATGAAAGAAAATCATATAAAACAAAGTCCTATGTTGACTCTACCCAGTTTAGGTGGTGGAGTTAACAGTACTTTAGTTCGCATGGGTGGACCAACAGGAAATTTTTGGTTTGCATACTTCAATGGTCAAAATGCTGACGATCAAGTTAATTGCGTAGCAACAGATATTAACGGTAATATTTATATTTGTGGTAAAAGTTCTGGCGGTGCACATGTTGTAAAATATGACACTGATGGAAATATGTTATGGAACAGAATAATAACTGGACTTTTGTTGCTTGAGTGGCACGGAGTAGCAGCAGATTCAAGTGGCAACGTTTACCTTACTGGTTACAATTATTGGCAAGCTCCACCGGGTAGTCTTAATTACCGAGTAATGACTCATAAATATAATTCCAGTGGAAGTCTTTTATGGCAAAGAAGATTTGTAACAAATAGTAATCCATCTCATGAAATGAAAGGGTGTGGTATTGCGATTGACTCACAAAATCTTCCTTTTGTTGGCTACAGATCAGGTATATCTGGTTCTATGGGAGGAATAGCAGCATACAGTACATCAGGTAGTCTCAGTACTGCTAGTGTAACTAAATTTGGGGGTACTGAATATGGACATACCGTAGGAATTAATCCTAATGTATGGAAACTTGGATACACTATATGTTTAAGTTATAACACCACTATTACTTATGGATGTTATTTAATACAGAAACAAAATCTTAGTTATTTACAGGGTGGTCCAACATGGTCAGGATTGTTTGGGACTGGTCAAGGTGATGGAGCTGTAACTGATGATGGTCACGATATAGTATCAGTAAATACTAACGGTGAATGTGTTTTTGGTGTTACTCTCAAGGGTAAATCAGCTTCTTATGACGGAGCAGTTGCCAAGGTAAACACTGCTGGTACTTTCCAATGGGGTCGAATGTTAGGTCATTCAAGTGACCAGCTTCAGACTAGTGGAGTAGCAGTAGATGATAGTGATAATGTTTATTCACTTATGACTAACCAATCTCAATATAGGATGGTAGTTGCAAAATGGAACTCCTCTGGTACATTGCAATGGCAACGTGAGCTTTATACAGCAGGCGTTGAATATGGGTATGGACAAGGTATAGCTGTTGACAATAATGGTGCTGTTATTCTTAGTTTTGTATCGTCTGGTATTACTGGTCAAAGTGGTGGTAGACGAGCCGTAATTTTTAAAGTTCCTGATAATGGATCATTAACTGGTACACATGGAGATTTTACTTATTCTATTTCTAATTATACGGAAAGTTCAACTGTAGGTCATGCGACATGGCAAATAGTTAGTGCGTCTTCATATAGTTTTAGTACATTGAACGCACATGATATAGCAGAATCATATTCAAGTTATGACCCGGGCGGAACTAGTACAACAACATCTATGTAATTTAAAAAAATGTCAACAATAAAAGTTGCAGACTTGCAACACATATCGAACTCAAATAATTCTATTTCCATTGCTCAAAATTCTAGTGTTGCTCTAAAACATTCTGGAAACCAAAAATTAATAACGACAGCAAATGGAGTAGATATTACGGGTGCGTGTACTGCTACATCTTTTACAGGGGATGGAGCAAACTTAACAAATTTACCAGCACCAAGTACCTTTAATGCTGCAAATTTAACAGGAGCTTTACCAGCTATTGATGGATCTGCTTTAACTGGTATTGCTGCTGGTGGAGGTGCATTAGAATTTGTTAGTAAAACAGAAGTAGCATCTAATGCTGGTGTTACCTATGTTGATATAACAGGTCTAACTAACGATTCTATGTATAAAATGATTGGTCAAATGCGTTTTGGTTCCAGTAATACCGAAATGACAACACAATTCTTTTTAAATGGATCTAGTACAGTTAATGGTAATAGTTGGTATAGCTATTTAGTAAGAAACAGCACAAGTAATCACTGGGCTTACATTAGTAGTGCTTCTTTGATTAGTTGGAGTGCACAAGGTTATTACAAATTTGATTTTGAAATGACTATTTCTACTGGAGACCCTGCTTATGTATTTATACAAGGTATTTCTCTATATCCAGATTACTTTGCTTATTCAAACCTTTATGGAGGTTTAAATAATGCTAATACTAGTGGAAATAAAATTTCTGGGTTTAGATTTGCAAATCAAGCTGGAGACGTTATGAACGGCAGTAAAATACTACTTTACAAATATAAGGAGAGTTAAATATGTCAAAAATAAAAGTAACGGATATTGCTCCTAGTTCAAGCAATACTCCTTCCATAACACTTGGTACTAATAGTAATGTTACCTTTGCAAATGGAGTAACAGCTACATCTTTTACAGGAGACGGAGCTAATTTAACTAACGTTCCAGCACCAAGTACATTTGATGCAGCTAATCTTACAGGCACATTGCCAGCTATTGACGGTTCAGCTTTAACTGGCATTGCTGCTGGCGGTGGTCTTGAATTTGTTAAAAAAGTAACTGTTAGTGGCGGTCAAATTGCAAGTATAGTTGAAAGTGGATTTGATTACGACACTGTTTATAGAGTCGTTTTCGCTCATTTGGAATTTAACTTTATGTCGATGCCCTATATTTTTCCACTTATGGATAACAAAACAACGAATGAATCTCCTAATATCAATGTCTGGGAATATGCAAAACAAGTCCATCAAAATTACTATGGTCCAATCCAATACACTGGTCAGAATCATTGGAAGTTCGATCAGGGATCTGGTTATACAGATCAGTATTATGGAGGTTATTTTGATATTTCTACAGGTATACGCCCTTGGTGTATTGGAGCTTTAAGAGGTAGAGCAGAATATGGTTTTGCCCAACTGTATGGTTCAAAAGGCTTTCAGGCAAATACCAACAATGACCCTAATCAAACTGCGACACAAGCAAAATGTAACGGTTTTATTCTTAATGATGCTGGTGGTGGTTGGCAAGTACAAAATGGTACAACATACATGATTTATAAGTGGAAACAAAGCTAATGAATAAACTAGTAAATGGGGTAGTAGTCCCCTTAACTACTGAAGAAATTGCTGAAGTAGAAGCTTTACAAGCTGCTGCACCTTCAGAAACAGAAATTAAATGGGCTGGAATTAGAGCAACTAGAAACAGAAAACTTGCTGAAACAGACTGGAGAGCACTTAGCGATCTTACATTATCTGATGAATGGAAAACATATCGTCAGGCACTCAGAGATCTCCCTAGTACTCAGTCTGATCCAGATAATATTACTTTTCCAACTCCTCCTAGTTAAGGGTTGTTAAACTTATGGAATTACCGGTTTTATATTTACCAGATTCCTTTGACTTTCCAAACTTTGAGTTTGAATTACCTAAAGGAGAAATACCACAGTTTACTCCTTTAGTTGTTCCACCCAGTGATTTAAGAGCACCAGAAGGAGTTAAGTCACAAACTATAGCTGAATCTGAAGCAGAAGCTAATACTAATCAAACGGCTGGTATAAAACAAATAGATATACCCATCATTGATGTCCGAATGCCTGTCCCTGAAAGTGCAATATTAATTACGGCTGGAACTACAGCAGTAATTTCTGTAGCTGCCACTCTTACTGCTACAGCAGTTTTTAAATGGTTAGTTACAGCTATGAAGCCAATATTAAAAACAACATGGAAGAAAATAAGTCAGAAGAAAAAAAAGGTTTACTAAAAAAATTAAAAGAGAATATAGATGACCATGAAGAACAAATGGCAGTCCTCGGCGCAGCAGTGCGTCTTGGAGTAGTTATTTGGAGTGGATTCATTATTACATTAAGTTATGTCGAGCTGCCTATGGTTAAAAAGTCAGCTACAGCAGGCGACATCACTTTCGTCGCTTCGATTTTTACAGGTGCGCTGGCAACTTTCGGGCTGTCTACAGGTAACGGTAAAAAGAACGGAAACGGCAACACATCAACTACAACAAAAACAAAATGAAGAAATGGATTCTTCTCTTAGCTCTGTTGTCA